CTCTCACATTTCCCTGAAACCATTGTAGTGAATCATAGGTTAGATTCTCTATCTGTTCGGGTCGTTGTTCTACTATATCTGAAAATAGACTTGCCATTGTCTAGTATTTATGATAATTATTGTATAAAACGAAGTTTTCTTTTTCTAATTTCTCACCTTCTTTAGGCATTGCCATAACATGTTTTAAATCCTCTACCCTAAGATGCCCTTCAAAACCTACACCACCACCATATGTTCTCATTTCAAATAGAGGTTTTAGGATTTCATCACATGTTCCATCTAAGGAAATCTTCACCCCACGACAAGCATCTACTGAGTCAGTTACTACTTTATAGAGATCATTTCGTTCTTCACCTACATGCATCTCTAGTTTATCTTTAAACTTAACTGCAAACAAAGACTTATCATTGTGATGACTATACAATTCAAACCATTGATTGAAATCTATTTGAGGTTGTGGTAATCTATCTGCGACATCCCATACTACAAACTCCTCGTTGCAATCGGTGTATTCTATAGCATGAACACGGAACTGGCCTGGATGTGTAAACCATCTACCTGTTTTTTGTAATATTGCTTGAGGAACAGAATACAATCCCTCGTTTTGTATGATATGAACTAACCATTGAATCTTACATGCATGGAAGAACATGTTATTCTCAGTTGTACCCATCCACTCACTCCATTTTTTATGATCTATTCTTTTCCATTCAAGATCATCTTTGAATTGCATCATATCTTTAGATAAGTTAGGAGCTTTGTGTAACCATGAAGCTCCATATGCAACTAGAGTATCTACAGGTGTATTACCAAAAACCTTTTCATACATACCTTCTGTTTTAGTAATACCAGCTTCTTTTGCTTCATCAAAAGAAACAATCTTAGGTGTACTAACCTTACTAATCTCGTTGAAGTCTCTCTCCAATTTATCTACATTTATTCTTTCATGGATACCGTCTGTTGCAGTTCCATTTATTTGATAGTGCTCTTCCATATTTCTACTCCAATAATTCTTTATCAAATGTGGTTCGGTGGATTTAATGATATCCTCCTAATTTCAATTCAACTAATTTAACATCTTCGGGTGTATCTACAGATAATCCGTCATCATCAACTTCTATCATCTTAACAAGAAACCCATTCTCCACAAATCTTAACATCTCAACATTTTCTTCTGTTTCATTCTTACCAACCTCAAGTGTAGGAAAGACTGATAACATATCTCTACTGAATGCATATAAACCTAATTGTTGAAATTCAGAAATAGGCAATCTAGAATAATGCATTGCATGATTGTTTGCATTGGTAACTACCTTAACAACATTTTTATCGTGGAGTTTATAGTCCTGATCTATTTTAACATATGCATTGGTTACACCTATATGATGTGTATGATTATCTACTAACCTATCAATTGCATCAGGATTAATTAAGGGTTCATCACCCTGAATGTTTACAAAGGTATGTCCATCTATGAGATCAAGTGCAGCTGCACAGCGATCTGTACCAGTGTGACACGGTTCGTCAACAACAATACATCTCATTTCATGTTTTGCACAATAATCATTTATTCTATGATCGTCAGTTAAGACAACTACGGTATCTAAAGAAGACGCCATACATGCACGATCATATACTCTTCTTATCATTGGTATACCCATAATGTCAACAAGGGGTTTACCCTCGAATCGAGTCGAGTGCCATCGTGCTGGTATCAAACCAACAGTTAGATCAGATTCGTTATCGACTTTAGAGAGTGTTCGCATTCTATATCTCCATATCCCCATTCTGCATATTCGAAGTGTACACCAGCTCTTTCTGCAGCTTCTTTATCGTACACCATATCACCAACATAGACTGTATCTTTTGGGTCAGTGTTTGTCATTGCCATGCAAAATAACAATTGATCGGGATTAGGTTTACCTCTTAGTCCTTGTCTTGGACAAGAGATGTAATCAAATTCAGGTAGTTTGTATTCTAGTAGTGCAACTGTTTCCCTAGTCTTGGATGTACAGAGTGCAATCTTATGACCTTGGTCTATTAACTCATTCAAGGTGTCATTAACACCTTCATACAACTCAACTTTGTCTAAACATCTTCTAGAATGGGTTTTATAGGTATCAAATATTTCTAAATGCCTATCATACAATCCGATTTCCCTCATAATCTCAGGAAACGGTTTCCCTATTTGGGCTTTATACTTTTCGAAAGGAACATCGATCTCATGTTTCACCCTAACGGATGTCCATGCATGTTCCATGTTGGATAGAGAGTCAATAAGAACTCCGTCCAAGTCAAATACAAATAATTTACTCATTTTTTTCTCTTTTTGGGGACTAAATGGTCTTCTGTTAGTATCCTGAAACCCATTTTTCTGTCTTCACAGTATTCACCAGCTGCTTTAAACTTTGCTTGGTTAATTATATAGGTAAGAACCTTTTGTTTATATTTCTTGGTGACTCGTTTGGGTTCTTTGGGTGGGAAACACTGAGACTTTGGTTTAACTTCTATGATCTCTCTCTTAACTTCACCTAAAGAGTTACGATATTTGATATAGAAGTCAGGAAAGTAACGATGTACTTTCTTATCTACAGGAGAACGGTAAGGGATAATTACTTCTTCACTGCCCCATTCCAAAATATTCGGGTTGTTGTCGCAGTATACCATGAATCTCCTCTCCCAAAGAGAGCGATAATATATCTTTGTAGGGTCACCCTTGTATTTTTTGTAATTCTTCGGTTTAAACTTACCACTGTATGACATAAATAGATTATAAAGACCTTATTGTTAGGAATATTTATATGCCAAGTATCAACAAATTATTAGACAAAGTCAACCAAGCTTCCCAAGCTATCAAATCCGTAAAGGGTATCAAATCCAAAATACAAAGTATTGGATATAAAGGTGGTGTAAACACGGAAGAGGTTGATAAACTTCAAGAACAAGCAGAAGAGAGTAGACGAAAATTAGAAAAGAGAAGAGCATCTCTACAAGACAACTTATCAGCTGCAAACAAAACTAAAATTGCAAAAGGAAGACCATCAGAGGGAGTAAACGATCTACAGTATCCATTGGATGGTGATTTCGACAACTTCATAGTGTTTGAGACTCGTAATAGAAAAGCAAGAACGGGTGGAAACATGTTGGCAAAGAACTCGTATTCAATTGCATTACCTTTACCCGAAGATATATCCCAATCAACTCAAGTAGAATATGTAGAAGAGAATTTTGGACAAGCTGCAAGAGGGGCAAACAATGTAATCAGTGAAGGTGCTGGAATGGATGGACTTATATCCGAAGTTAAAAACTTTGCAAACAGTGCCTTTCAGTCAGGTGCAAATGCAATGACAGCTGGAATACAAAATCTCAAATCAGGTATGGCTGCAAACCCTATGCAAGAACAAACTTTGAAAGGGTTATCATTCAGAGAACATTCTTTTGATTTCACATTCATGCCTAAGAGTGAAGCAGAGGCAGAAGAGGTAACACAAATTATTAATATCTTTAGACTTGCAATGTTACCTGATACATTTGCATTAGATGCCGATTCACCTAACGAAAACTTCTTAAACTATCCGAATGTTTTTGATGTTTATCTTGAAGGCCCTATTACAAAGAATGTAGAAGCTTTCCTTCCTATGGTATGTACTCAAATGGATGTTGAAACATTCGGTGGTAATTCAGAATACTTACTTGGTGCATCCGATGAAGAACAATACGCAGGTTCAACCACATTAAAATTATCATTCAAAGAAATCAAAATATTATCTCAAGAGGTTTACAATGCTAAAGTTTCTTCTGAGAAATGGAGAGGGGGAGACGGTGTTGATAATCCAAGTGGTTCTCCAAGCATCCTAGATAATAAGTCGAATTCAGGATTCGATGACCCAATAGTTGGAGGATAATAATGGCTACAGAATATTTTAAAAACTTTCCTGAGATGCAATATAAGTTGGATAGTGGTAAGATTATCACTATCAAAGACTTCTTTCGTAAGGCAACAGTCGATGCATCTGCAAGAGATGCCATTATAGATTACACCTATCATGAATTAGAAGAAGGTGATCGTCCTGATGTACTTGCAACTAAACTATATGGTAATGGTGATCTACACTGGACTTTCTTTTTAGTAAATGATCTAAACAACTATTATGACTGGTGGAAAGATCAATCAACATTTCAGAAATACATAGAGAAGAAATTAAGAGGACATTACCTCATTGCAGAAAACTCAACTGATATTGTTAGTGCAACTAAGAAATTCCATATTGGTGAAACCATAACTGGAACTAACTCAGAGGCAATAGTAATTGATGTAGACCCGACATTCAAAAGATTGGGTATAGATATTAAGAGGGGGTTTGATACAAACATCCTCACAACAGGTTCAGTAAAACAACTAGGTGTGTTTCATTCATTTACACCAACATCAGTTATAGAAAGAAGAGATGGTGTTGCATATTATTATAAAGGTGACATAAAAACTAATACCTTTGTAAACGGTTATCTTTCCAAGTCCCTTTGGGAAGATGAGTATGAAAAGAACGAAGAGAAAAGAAGAATTAAAATTATCAAACCGAATCTTATCAATAAAGTGGTACAGCAGTTTGAGAAAGTAATGAAGTCATGAGTGCAAATTATGTAGCAGGTGAATTCAAAATTGAATCATTCACCTTAATCAACCAGTATCAGGAATCTTTAGATATACAAGGCTTAGTATCTAATTTCAAAATCTATGAATCTATATTCAGTAAATTCTTGACTGGTGAAGTATCTTTGGTAGATGCATTAAACCTACCTAAGAACTTTAGGATGACTGGACAGGAATATCTCCGTATATCTATCAGACAGAAAGAAGGTATTGACGAAGAAGCCGAGAAGGAATTCTCGATAGACAAAACATTTAGAATCTATGCAATAGAAAATGTCACTAGAGTAGATGAATTAACTCAAGCATATGTTCTTAAGATATGTGACCCAAGAATGTTTTATGCAAGAAGAAAAAGACTCAGTCAAACACTTAGAGGTAGATACGATCAGATATTACAGAATGCATTAGTAGATGTAGGTAAGTTTAAAGTAAATGAGTTTGATGCATGGGAAAAAACGGTTCCTGATAACAAACAATTTATATGTCCCAACTGGACAATAGAAAAATTGATGGATTACTTAATCTCTAATTCACAAGCTGGAGAGAGTCATGCATTTAAAAATGATTTCTATTTCTACCAAACAATGAATGGTGGATTTAGATTTCAGAGTGTAGATAAAATGATGGGTACAGAGTTCCCAATTGCATTTACAATGTCACCTAGAAATACAACCCTAGATACAGATAAGGAAGATATTAATGCAGAGTCAGGACTAAACACTGCCCTCATTCTATACAAGAAACCACAAATGTTTAACACACTTCAAGGGACATCAAATGGTGCATATGCATCAACCCTAAGAGTCTATGACCCTATTAGAAAACTTGAAGAGATAAACACATACTCTCTAGAAGATTCTTTAAAGAAAGGGCAACATGTATCAGGTCATCCTATGATAATGGTAGATGAGATGGAAAGAGTTTTAACAGCTGGAGAGATCATTGATAGAACAACATCACCGACAGTTGATGAGATAGATGTTGACATAAATCCAATCGAAGAATTTGGAGCTCTTATTGCAAGAGGTTATACTGCAACTCATTCATTTGATAATGCAGAAACATTAGATGAACAGGAAGTATTTGAACCTAAGAAATTAAATGATAGTGGAAGTTTACAAAGAATTGCATTAAGAGAGATCATGAGGCAAAACAGAATCACTGCACAGATTCCTTTAAGAACAGACTTGTCTGTAGGTATGGTAATTAAGTTTGGTATTCCTACACCCGAGGCAATGGGTGAGGGTACAAAATATGACAAGGCAAATGATGACAGATATCTCATAACAGATTTGTCATTGTCTGCAAGTCCATCTAGTAAACAAGGTATACTTACATTAGAATGTGTAAAAGAAAGTTTTGCAGAGAAGATAGAAACATTAACACCAATAGAAGAGGCACCTCCAGCAGTAGAAGAACCTAAAGGAACCTTTCACAATAGTAGAGGATAATGGAATATTTTTACGGAATAGTTGAAGACAGACAAGACCCATTAAAGGTGGGTCGTGTGCGCGTGCGTATACACGGGATACATACGGATGATAAACTTTTAATTGCAACACCTGATTTACCATGGTGTCAAGTTATCCTTCCAACAACTTCTGCAGCTCTATCAGGATTAGGAACAGGTCATGCTCTCGTAGAAGGGTCTACGGTATTTGGATACTTTAGAGATAAAGCAAAACAAGACCCAATAATTTTAGGAAGTGCAGCTGGTATTCCACAAGCTGGATATAAGATCGATGTTGAAGATGCATTGATTACTAGATCAGGGGATAAAGGATATAATGACCCAAGAAAATTAACAGTTGCAGATTATAATGAAACACCCGATGGGCCTAACCCAGTTCAGGACTCAAGAAGAGGTTGGGGTCTCACAACTGCAATGGATACTGCACCAAAGGCACCTGAGACTATCGATCTAAAATATGATAATACAGGTTCTACAATAAAAGAGTTAGAACTTACAGAGGAGATGTTGCCTTACTATCCTTTATATGTTGATGAATCAGATTACTCATCACTTGCAAGAGGATCAGTATTAGATCATAAGATTGCAAAACAAACAGATGCAGAGGGTAACGAGGTAGAGATACCCGATGAACAAAAGGTACTCAAAGATTTTGTAGATGTAGATTCTGCAC